CGCTATATTTGCACCATTTGGAATTGTTTGGCTAGTTCTAAATCATCAGGATCCGGTAATTTGTACATTTCTAATGAAGGAGGTACTATGAAAAATGAAAGAGTTTTAAGAAGAAAACGACATATTAAGTTGCTCAAGAAACGCACTAAACAACAGGAAAAGAAATTAGAGGGAAAAAGGAAAGAATGGAATGTTTTACGACAAAAAAGATGGGCAAAGAAAGAAAAACGTATGACGAGTAATGTGAGTGAGGAAAGAAATGAATTGGAATTATAGAATATTAGAAATTATACATGATGAAGGAAATACTTACGAAGTTGTGGAAGCATATTATGATGAAGATGGAACTGTAGATGGATACACTGATATTTCAGAAAGGCCGTTGAGGCATATGGGTGATACTGTTGATGAATTGATTGAAGTTTATGAAATTATTTTGAAAGATTTAAAGAGAAGTAAAGATGATGTAATAAAATCAAATGATGAAAGGTTTATCAAATGAAACGAATTTTTAAAGTTGGAAAAGAGTATTTTGAAAAAAAGTTTGATGCAAAATTATATCGAAATAAGTTGGAAAAGTATACACCTATTCGTGATAAAAAAACAGGAAAACTTGAATCACATAATTGGAAGTATATAATTAAACGAGGTCCTGACCATTGGAAAGGATCTAGTAGATGATACCGGGTGAAAGCTTTTACATTGGTAAAGGTTCAACTAACAATTGTAAAGCAGAACGATGGCCATGGAGAAAAGTAATGATAATTGGTTTTGCAGGAAAAGCACATGCTGGTAAAGATTTAGCTGGACAATATTTAGTTAAAGAATATAATTATTTACATTATTACTTTGCAAAACCATTAAAAGAAGGATGCAAACATTTATTTCAACTTACAGACGAACAAATAGCCAATAAAGAAACAGTTATTGAACCTTGGGGTATTTCACCAAGAATAATGTATCAAAGAGTTGGGACTGATATTGGTAGAACTCTTGATCCGAATATTTGGATTAAGAATGCCCAGATGTTTATTGATAAAAATCAAAATGAAAATATAGTAATTACAGACTGTAGATTCGGTAATGAAGCATATTGGATAAAAAATCAAGGTGGATATGTTATTCACATAAAACGAAATAGTAAATTAATAGCAGAAAATAGTCATTCTAGTGAAAGTGGAATGAAAGAAAATGATTATGATTTCACTATTTACAATACACAAAAAATAAGTGATTTATATAAAAAAATTGATGAATTTATGACAAAGATTATTCTCCCAGATACTTCTGTTTGGAAAGGAATTTAAAATGTATTTGCATAGGACAATTTGTTCAGTATTAGAAGAAATGCGTTCTTGTAATGAAACCAAGAATTATAGTTACCTTTTGGGATTAATTGAAGAAGCACAATCAATGGCAAATAAGATGGAATCAAAAATTGATTTGATTAATGATTTTGAAGAATTGAAAGATAAGTATAAAGAACTTGAAGAACAAAAGAATGAATTAAAGAAGGAAATAAAAAGTAAAGGTGGTAAAATTGCTGTTCCTTATGTAGAAAATTGGGAATAGTATAAATAATAAGAATTGCTGTATAATCTTTTTGTGAAAGTTGTTTTGGACTCGGGTTCGATTCCCGACGCCTCCACCATATTTAGATGCGGACTACAATTTAGAAACTAATTGTGATAACGGAAGGATCCGCAACTCCTCAAGTTAACAATATGGGGGCGACATGGTTTCGACAGGATAATGGAAACTTAAAGACAGCACGGAGAAGAATGACGGCTCCGTTATCAATCATTCAACTTTTAAATGCCAACGATTATGACGTTGCCATTGCTGCGTAAGTAGCTTGGGTCCGACCCACCTCGAAACAGAACGGGTCACTAACTTTTTCTCGGAGGAAAAACGATGAAATTTTATGATTTTGGTATTTTGATTGCATTATTGGCTCTTCTATTTCTTGGGCATAGTGTATTCGATGGATAAAGATAATTATCTTTACCCTTGTATTGAGAGTCCCATTATGTTATAATGGGGTTATAGTTGTGGTGAATGAGTAGTAGTATTCATCATGTTTTGTTAATCTTCTTAAGGAGATGATTTATGGTTATGCATGGTACACCGTCGGTAGGACGTAAAAATGCACGAAAGATTACTAGACGCGAGTCAGAATTGACTGGTCTTCCTCGATGGGTAGAACTCTATACGAGTCCTGCTACGGGTGAAGTATCTTTCGGTAATGCAGACATTGTTGGGGGCGCACGAGCTGTTAATGCAATTCGTACAAAACTCAATAAGTTTTATTCTGCATAAGCAGTAGTGTGTCCGAGTGACCACTTCTGAAGGGAGTGATGGTTAATAACTGAATACTCGGGTGTTAACTATGGGGTTCTAACGAACCCCATCTCTCTTTTCTTTTTATGAAATGGATTAATTAAGTTATGAAATGGACTAAAGAACAATTTTTAGAAGCAACAAAATCTTTATACAGAATGAAATCTATATTGTATAAAGTTGAAGATAAATATAATTTCAAAACAAAAAATAGACGAGTGGATTATCATAATAAATGGAAATTTGAAAGAAAATTTAATCCACTTAAAAGGAAAATAGAAGCTGTGGAACGAGAAATGTATTTAAATATGTTACACAATGGAATAGAAGGAGAAGATAATGAAAACCCTCCTTCAGAAAATAAAGGAAAGTAAACATTCTAAAATACTTCTTAAAGTATATTTAGTTTGGTGCGTAATAGCAGATATCACATTATTAAGTGGTATTGTTTGGAGTTTTATTTATTTCTGGTAATGATATGAAAAAACTTATTTTATTATGTTTGGTTTTAGTTTCGTGTAGTGCTTTTGCAAATAAAAACAATTATGAACCTGGTTATACAACTATATTTTTCATTACAAATAATGATATTATTTGTCTTGCGAAGAATATTTACTTTGAAGCTAGAGATCAATCACCTAAAGGACAAATAGCAGTTGCGTTAGTTACTATAAATAGAGTTAAGAGTAAAAGATTTCCAAATAGTGTTTGTAAAGTAGTCAAACAAGCTAATAGGAAGAATGGAAAAATAGTATTACATAAATGCCATTTTAGTTGGTTTTGTGATGGAAAAAGTGATACACCGAAAAATAAGATGTCGTGGAATATTTCATTATTAATTGCTAATGCCATGTTAAAAAATAAGGTGAAAGATTTCTTACATGGTTCTACTCATTATCACAGGATAGATGTTGATCCTTATTGGAATAAGAGAATGTTAAAATTTTCTACGATAGGTGACCATATATTTTACATAGATGCCCTAAACCGATGAATACAATAGAGAGGACACCCATGGCTAATAAATCTCCAGATCATACACAATTTTCTCAATTACCACCACTTTCTACAACGGAAGAGCATAATATATATTTATTTATGACCCATGTTAATGATGAAACTTGTAAAGATTTAATTTCATTTATTATTACAAAAAATTTAATCACACCAAAACCAAAATATTTACAATTGATAATTAATTCAGGTGGTGGTGATTTAAATACGGCTTTTGCAGTTATTGATATAATGAGAGGAAGTCCAATACCAATAAGAACTGTTGGATTGGGGTTGATTGCTTCAGCTGCTTTTGCTATATTTATTGCTGGTGTAAAAGGTTATAGAACATTAACACCAAATACTTCTATAATGAGTCATCAATATTCTTGGGGTACATACGGAAAAGAACATGAACTTTTTGCTTCTGTTAGAGAGTATGAATTAACAACGGAAAGAATAATTGCACATTATAAGAAATGTACTGGATTAAATGAAAAACAAATAAGAAGATGTTTGGTTAAGTGCTAAAGAAGCAAAGAAACTTGGAATATGTGATAATGTAAAGGATATGAAATGAGTATTGATATATCTTTAACAATTGAAGAAATTGTCAAAGAAAAACATATATCATATATAGAAGCTATTCTGGAATATACTAATGAAATTGATGGTGAAATTGAAGGAGTAGCAAAAATGATAAATAAATCTATCAAAGATAAGATAGAGGCAGAGGCAGAAGAATTTAATATGTTTAAGAAGTCCTCAAAGCTTCCAATTTAGAAAGGAGGTTAATCGACTTTTGTAATGATACTAAGTAATATAAAACAATATAACAATATAACGTAATAAGGAGTAATAAGTATGGCTAGTTTTAAAGATTTAAAAAAGAATAGAATGTCCAACCTAGAGTCCCTCTCCAAGCAAGTAGAAAAACTTGCAGAAAAACCTTCCTATGAGGATGATCGTATTTGGAAATGTGAACGTGATAAGTCTGGTAATGGTTACGCGGTTATTCGTTTTCTTCCTGCATCTCAAACTGAAGATGTTCCATGGGTTCAAATGTGGTCACATGGTTTCAAAGGTCCCGGTGGATGGTATATTGAGAATTCTTTAACCACTCTCGGTAAAGATGATCCTGTATCAAAAGTGGTATTGAATCTGATAAGAATATTGCCAGAGATCGTAAACGTAAATTAAGTTATTATTCTAACATTCTTGTATTGGAAGATAGTGCTAATGCCGAGAATGAAGGGAAAGTATTCTTGTTTCGTTATGGTAAGAAAATCTTTGAAAAGATTACTGGTGTAATGAATCCAGAATTTAAAGATGAAACACCAATGAATCCTTTTGATTTCTGGGAAGGTGCTAATTTTAAGATTAAGATTCGACAGGTAGACGGTTATGCTAATTATGATAAGTCAGAGTTTTCTAGTCAGACTAAATTGTTTGATGGTGATGATCCTAAATGTGAAACTACCTGGAAGCAACAGTATTTACTTCAAGAGTTGGTAAGTCCTGATAAATTTAAGTCTTATCAAGAATTGGAAGCACGTTTTAATACTGTGGTTGGTTCTGGTTCTTTACATGAAGATAACATTGAAACTTCAGAAGCAGAAAACTTTAAGAATGATTCGTCTGATGAGGTATCAACTGATAATTCATTGGAGTATTTTAAGAAGTTAGCTGAGCAGTAAAACTAGTAGTGGGGACTTCGGTCCCCACTATCCCTTTGCATTTTCAACTACTTGATTTCGAGGAGTTTTTCCGTTCACACTAAAACTTGGAGATTGATTAGTGACTTGGGTATTAGTTATCGTATTTCCACCAGTACTCCCAGCACCCATTTGACTTTGTAATTGTAATT